CGACCAATCTCATCGACTGTCCCAGAAAAGTCGGTGCCGCGAACTCCGATAGTAGCAGTCGGAGTTTCGATAGCAACTTGCTGTGGATCGCTCTTCGCGATTTGTCCTGAGGCATACTTGATCGTTCCTAATGCCATCTTCATTCCGAGCTTGCCAGTTTTCTTACTGTCGTCGTAAACGAAGTTGTCGATTACTAATCTAGAATGCTCAGTAATTTGAACTCTAGTATCGTCTTGGAACGTGATTCCCGCTTTACCGTTAGCAGTTGTAATAACATCCTTCATCTCAACGCCACTAGACAGTGCGCTGGGAATCACGTTCGCTTCTCGTTTTATCTCAGCTGGTCCTGTTTGTTCAGTAACCTTACCAATGTCCGCTTTAGTTGTGGTTGGACTTGATAGTAAGAGTATTGCCAGAGCCAGTGATTGTAGAAATGACCTTAGAGTCAACACCGCCACCTTGTTTGATATCTACCGTGTTTGTTCCACCTAAGATATTCACGTCAGCGTCGTGACCGTTTGTGCCAGCAGCACCAGTCTGAATAATGTTGACATCGTTACCACCACCGCCAGCGATAAGAACAGTGCTCTTAGCTCCAGCAACAGCAGTCGAATCATTTTGAATGTTTACAGTATTGTTATCAGTATTGATTGTAACATTGGAAATCGTAAGACCATCCGCAGATTGAGTTACAGTATTTCCGTCACCAGTAATTGTATTGTTGATGATAGAACCAGAGCAAGATCCTCCAGTTCCGCAAGCAATACCTACTGTGTTATTGTCGCCTGTTACAAGTGAGTTCACAGTAACACCATCGCCTTGCACGTTGAGCGCAGTGACGTTAGTATTACCGATCTGATCAATAGTCACAATGTTATTCTGACCGTTGACTATAGCTTTATCGGTAGGATTGCCTATCGCATTCGAATTGCCAGTTTGGGTCATAGAAATTGTAGAACCACTACCGATCTGGTCTACATACACAGTATTTCCCGCGGCGTTTGCATATTGAAACATAACCAAGAATGACAACAGTGTCATACTTGAGAGTCTCATTCTTTTTACCTCTTCTTGATATCCCAGAGCTTTTTCTTAGCTCCTTCCTTGATCATATCAGCAACTGCTGCTTCAATAGCTATTCTTACAGCGTATGTCGTAGGTTCGTTCACAGAGTTACCAGCTTCAAACTCAACGGACTTAGTGCCCACATCGATAAACTTGAATACGTTTGCGCCAGCACCTGTGCTCAATACGGTTTTAGATGCTCCAGTCGATAATAGAACTTCACCAGTGTTGATAGAAATCAAACGTAGCACAACAGTCACTTCGTCTTTTCTATACTCTTGATTAGCACCAACTCCTAGGAAGCGAGCGCCAATACCACCAGTTCCAATATTACTATCATATCCGACAACTCCGCCATCCAACATAATCCCAGCAACAGTCAATGGAGTTAGTGGCTTTGCTTGATCCTTTTCGTAAAGCTCGCGCTGACTGCGAATCAGCTGTCGTTCCTTTACTAGATTATCAAGCGCACTACGCTCTACAACCTGAAACCATTTACCGCGACCAGCGTCTTGTAGTGCTTTGATTAGAAACACTTCTGAACCTTGTGTCACAGCAGAACTCAAACTAGCGAAGTTCGCTGCTGGCTTACGCTGTCCTGTTAGATCAGGAAAACGATAGACAGCAATCGGAATGACTGGACCATCTACTCCAGGCAAATTCACTAGCTCGTTGAACCGCTTCGTCGTAATAACTTCAGGAGCTTCCGCTCGTGTCTCAATCATTTCTTTCGTTACCGACTCAGCCGTGCAACCAGCCAATAGTAATGAAGCAAAAACCATACCAAGAATCTTTACCATGCTAAACTCCCATAAGGAACAACAACTTCAGTGACGCTACCACCAGCGTCTGTAATTCTCAATGTAATCTGCGAACCATCTGACGACCACGCCACATTGTTTGATGCAATATCAAACGTTCCACTCGTATTACCATTATCAGAAAACAACTGCTCCGCGATCTTCTGCGAGAGCGTAGCATACACGCGAGATTCCAAATTGTTTAGGAACTTCGCAAGGTTAGTATTCTTTGCAGCCGAAGCTGCAGCAGCGGCTTCAGCTTTCTTATCTTCGGCAATCTTTTGACGGCGCGATGCTTCTAAGTTATCAATCGTCAATACATGAGCTGAGTAACCAACACCGCTGAACGATGGGCTTTTATATTGAAACTGTAGCTCGGAAGCGACAGCACTACTACTTAGGAGGATCGACAGGCTTATCGCTTTTAGTCTGCGCATCTTTCATCTCCTCGATTTCTTGCCCACGCAATGTGAGCACAACGTTGACTTTTTGATTTAGACGAATCAAGTCGTTGTCGAGCATACGGATACGATCAATCAACGCGATCAGAACTGTGTTTGCTTCCGAAAGGACTGGCTTGATTTCCTGAGTTGCCCACTTCCAAACGTAGAAGATGAGGTATCCCATACCGCCAGCAGCGACGATAGGAAACCCATACTTATTGATAAGATCTACAATACCACCCATTAGTCTCTCCTTGCGTCAGTTTTGCCATCGGCTCGCGCAATACGATCAACATCTGGCTTTACGCCAAGAGCATTGGATACGAGCGTATCGATACGAATGACGTCATGATTCATGGTCTTTACGCGATTGTCAAGAGCCGTAATAATTCCACTCATGCCCTTGACACTCGACATAACACCTGCTAGAATAAACTTTAGAGTCAGAAAAACGAAGTATCCGCCAGCTAATGATGAGGCGATAGGAAAGCCCACTTCAGCCACAAGTTTGAAGAATTCTGTATTCATAACAGTCCCTTTCTTTTACCCTATTTATTCAGGGAGCATATATAGTTGTATGATTAGATCATTAGCCCTTTTTCTGATGTTGTCTGTGACTGCGACTGCTCAGGAACTCAAAGTCGTCGTTCCCACATTAGAGGGCACATATTACACAAACGCCCGTATTATGTCCAAATACTTTACGAAGTATCATCCAGACAAACCGACTGTAATCTTTCAGTCTGTTCCTGGGGCGTTTAGTATAGTTGCTGCCAATTATCTTTACAGCATAGCACCCAAAGATGGTTCGGTTATTGGGACCGTATACAAGGACATTCCAATAACTGGTATCGTTGGCGGATTGAACGTCAATTTCGACCCTTCTAAATTCGTTTGGTTAGGATCAAACGCCGACGGTCGTAAAGACACCAGCATCATCTGGACAAATAAAAGTAAAAAACTAAACGACGAACTCATTATGGGAGTTGAAGGCGCTGGCGTCGGTAATGCTTCTTATGTTATTCAAAAACTATTGAACTTAAACTTCAAGTATGTTACGGGTTATCCAAATACAGCCGCTAACAGATTAGCTCTTGAAAGAAACGAAGTTGATGCTGTTACATATAGCCTTATCGGAATCAAATCTGGTAAACCATACTGGTTAGAACCTAACAGCAACATACACGCAGTTCTTCAGTATGGAAATGGTAAGATTCGTCATCCAGAGTATCAGCACGTTCCTACTTTATTTGATTTCATAAATAAAGATGAAGATATTGAGCTAGCCACTTTGTTCGAACAGCAATTTATCTTGATTAGACCGTTTCTAGCCCCACCTAATATTCCCACAGAAAAAGCAAAGATTCTCCGTGATATGTTTGAACAAACAGTGAATGATGCAGAGTATCTTGCTGAAGCCAACAAAGCCAATATTGATGTTAATCTTGTAACATGGCAAGAAAGCGAAAAGATCATTTCAGATATGAAATCAGCACCACAAAAAACGATCAACACTCTTAAACAGTATTACGAGACAAAATGATTGAGCATCCACTATTCCCCACGCTAGTGTGTGAGTTTCACTACGACAAGAAAAACGAGTTTAAGCAACTCTTCTATCAGAAGATCTTTGACTACATGACACCAGAAGGTTACTCGAACGAGTTTACGGGTCATGTCAATATCCACCATGAAGAATCGTTTGCTCCGTTCTTTACTTACGCAATAGGTTGCGCCAAACAATATGCGCAACGCTTGCATATCGACACAGATAAGTTTGAGTTCAATCTTGTCAAGACGTGGATGAATATCAAGAAAGACGACTCAACACCGTATCACGCGCATGGAGACGCACACATCTCTTTCACATACTATGTGAACGTTCCAGATAGTTTTGTCCGACCTATCCGCTTTCATAATCACGAACATAGACACGAACCCTATCCTGGCTCAATCAGATGGAATAATACAACAGATAGTTGGGATTGGTTGAACGCATACACTTGGCAGTTCGAACCAGTTGAAGGACAGCTACTCGTATTCCCATCGACGCTTTCGCATGATACTATCGGAAAAACAAACGGAGAAGATAAAGGTAATCCGACCGTCGAAGAACTAAACGAAAATCGTATCTGTCTCGCGGCAGATATCCTTCTTACATACAAAGATAAGACCGCAAGCCCACTTGGTGTCCAACCAGTTAGCAATTGGAGACAGTTTTGACATACACCACACTTTACAATAATCCGTGGCAACGTTCACAGATCACGTTTCCATATGTAACATGGGACAATGGATTTACTGATGAAGAGCTAGATGCTATTATGAAATACTGTGACGAAGTTGGAACTGAGCAAGGCGTTACATTCGGTGCTGAAACTACAGAAGATATCGAAAAGCATCGTGTATCAAATGTTAAGTTCCACGATCGAAGTGAAGATACCGCATGGATCTTCGACAAGCTGAACTTTATTATTCAAGCTGCTAACGAGCAGTTCTATAACTTCGAGCTGAATGGATATGCGCAGTTTCAGTATACCACATACGATCCAAATGGTCGCTACGATTGGCATACAGATATGTCGTTCGGTAAGAAGTATGGAGAAGATGCAGAACCACGCAAGCTCTCACTGACGCTTCTGCTGAACGATGACTTTGAAGGTGGAGACTTTCAAGTTAACGATGGTAAAGAAGAGATGGCTATCACTGTGCCAATGAATAAAGGACGGGTTGTTCTTTTCCCGTCCTTTATGATTCATCGCGTGACGCCAGTAACTAAGGGAATCCGTAAGTCACTCGTCGTTTGGGTTCTTGGTCCTAAGTTTAGATAAGATCAACACCATCAAGATCGGATAGGTCTGACATATCCCAGATAGTGCCTTCTTTGTTTCCTCGTCTTTTTAGAGAATAGCTTGGGCCTTTTCTCACAAACTCACGGCACTTCTCGAGGGTATCAATGCCTCTATACAGATTGCCATGACCCATCTCGATGGGCAACCAAATTCTCATAGGCGCATAAATCTTATTGTTATCATAAGATGAACCATAATGGTATGCTTTATCTTTTCTCCAATCGTCGATTTGTTCGGCGCTCAAACCGAGAGAAATCAGTTCAGCAACCTTTTCATCCCATAAGCACTTATAACATTGCTCGCATGACTGATTCCATGTGCCGTCGTCAACCGAGATTGGTCTATTGCATGATAATGTCAGCGTGTATAGATTTCTTGGTAGATAATAAAATGCATGCCACTTATTGAAGTTTTCATGCCAAACATTTTTTTGTAACGGATTCCAAACTTCTCCACGAGTAACTAGTCTACGGAATAATCTAGTAGCGGCAATATTTGTCGGAGAACCTTGAATAGTTTTATTTGCTTCAACTTGAACGCTTTTATCCCACTGTTCTGTAGTTCGACCCGTAACGATTCTATCATATGTTCCATCGTTTAAGAATGGGGCAGCATAACTAATGAAATAAGTATATGTGTGATCTGTATCAGAGTTCATCTCTTCTTCGGTCACGGTTCTCATGATATGATTGAAGTTACGAATCTTGCGTAGTTCTTCGATTAGTGTAGGCAATCTAAGGAAGTTGAGCGGAGGATACGCAACGTAAAGCTCCGACTCATAGTCTCTCTGGAAAGTGATCGCAGTAATCTCATCGTCCGTTTCAGAAAGCAGTTTGTATAGAATGTAGGTAGAGTCAAGCCCACCAGAAAACAAGACTAATGATTTTGTAGCCATCTTAGATATCCCTTTATCGAGCGAGAATAAATATCGCGATTCTAACCATATTTATAAGGATCCCAATGATCAGGTTGTTTGTTGTATTATCAATGTTGTTGTCGACTCCTGCGTTGGCGTCAGAAGTCATTACGATAGCAGTTTCCGCTGCTGTCGGTGGAACTCCTCACTTCCAATCGATGATCTTGGCGAAGTATTTGACCAAGCATATGGAAGGCAATCCCAAAGTCAATGTGACTTCTATGCAGGGAGCTGGTGGTATCGTTCTGAATAACTGGCTTTATAATATCGCTGATCAGCAGAATACTATCGTCACGACTTCATGGAATGGTAACTCAATCTTGCATGGGCTTAATGGAAACCCACAGGTCAAGTATGATGTAACGAAGTTCCAGTATCTTTTTGCTACGAATGACGGACCAGATGGCGTATTTGCAATCTGGGGTTCGAATCGTAGAGGTCTGACAAAGATCGAACAGATGCGTGAGAAAGGAAATCCGTTTGTCTTTGGTGATCAGGGAACTAGCGAAAACAATATCGTAAACTTCATGATGACAAAGGTTCTCAAGCTAGAGTCTAAGATCGTGTATGGCTACAAGAGCACACACAAAGCTATTCTAGACGGTGAGATCGACGCACGCTTTGGAACCCTTCAAGGCACTGTAATGCTAAACCCACATTGGTTACAGTCCGATAGTGAGATCCAGGCTATAGCTCAGGTAGGAACAAAGACGCGCAATCGTAAGATTCCCAACGCACCCGTGTTCAATGAGTTCGTGACTGACCCAGACCATCTGAAGGTATTGGATATGTTTGATGACATGATGGATGTTACTCGACCATACTATGCTGGTCCTAACATGAAACCAGAGCGAGCTAAGCAATTCATTGAAGCAGCTCGCAAGATTCCCACCGATCCAGAGTGGATCGCAGAGATGAGTAAGTTAGATGGATCCTCTGTCGAGTTCGTGCAACACGAGGATACGGTTAAGATTATGAACAAAATCATTTCGACAGACAAGAAGATTCTTGATCTTATCAAGTAACTTTACCATTTGATAAAACTCCTTGGGTTCGGTTTGAATCTACGTTTCGAATTGATGATATTCAAACCTACATCATAAAGTCTGC